GAAGGTGAGCTGGACCTCATCGACCAAATGGAGTCAGACGAGAACGAGTCAGGCGACCAGCAGGAAAACTTAGGACTCCACTAATAACACCGCCGACGCCTGGGAAGCCGCCCCCTGTCAGTGGACAAGCTGGCAGGGTGGGCTGTGAGGTGCCTTATATATTAATGGGTCCTCCGGGGGACAGTGGTTCCCTTACGGACGCGAGGATCCCGTAATCCGTAAAAATTTTGGTTTCAGTAACCGGTACGCAGTGAACGTGATTTAGCGGAGCTGAACGAGTAGAAAATGGCAGACACTAAAAACAGCGAATCCATTGAAAACACTGGCGCTCAAGGCAAGCGCAAGGCGGCTAAGAAGAAAGTGCCGGCGAAGAAGAAAGCGTCTCTCAAGAAGGCGCACGCGGCGAAGAAGAAAACGGTCAAGAAGAAAACGGTCAAGAAGAAAGCGCCGGCCAAAAAGGCAGTGCTGAAGAAAACTGCAAAAAGCCCAGCGGCTAAGGATTTCGATGGAAACACATCGATCCGCCATCTAGCCAAATTACTCGGCTATTCAGATAGAACGATTCGTGCCCACATCGATGGGAAAGGCGGGCCCATTGTTTCGACTCGAGGCGCCAATCGAGCGGCTGTAGTCAACATTGGGGAATGGCATCACCATTTTCTAAATCTGGCATCAGGTTCGGGAAACGAGCTCGGCAACGCCAAGTTGGCCAAACAGCAAGAAGACCTGCGAAAGCAAAAGCGAGAGAACGACGAGGCCGAAGGCAAATTGGTGCCGATCGACGACGTTGTGTATTTCTATCAAAGCCTGCTGGTCATTCTTTCTAATCGACTCGATGGCATACCAGGCAAAGCCGCCGGCGGGGATCCCGTCCTGCGAGCTCGGTTCCTAGATGAAATCAGACAATCTAAAACAACCATCTTCCATTCAGTCGTCGAATTTCTACGACCGTTTGTTGGAGACGACTCGGCGGATCTTGCCACCGCCGAAGCGAGCCAATTGGGAGTGGGCAGCAAGCAACAGGGTTCTTCCTAAAGAATCAGCAGAGCCTGGGCCGTACAACCCGAAACGAACGCCTTGGGTGATTGGGCTTGGTGATGCCGCCAACCGGCCTCTTACCTCGGAAATTACCGGCGTGCTCTGTAGACAAATGTCGAAGACTGAATCGATGTTGAATGATATCGGCCAGATCCTCGACGAGGATCCGCGCCCACTTATCTATGTGGGGCCCACAGAGAAGAACGTCAAATCGATGTCGAACGACCGTGTGTCGAAGATGATCGAATCAACGCCGGCATTGTGGGCAGGCCTCGAGAAAGGGCAAAAGAACAAAACAGCAGAGAAGTTCATTAACGGAGCCCGGCTTGGTTTCGCCTGGGCAGGATCTCCGACAGAGCTCGCATCGCATCCAGCGGCGAGGATCTATGTTGATGAGCGCGATCGAATGCACGTCACTTCTGAGGGCGATGTCGATTCGATAATACAGGAAGCGGTTGCCACCTACGCTGGCCTGATCATTCGCTACTCAACACCTCTTCTCGGTGATGCAGTCCGAATACACATCGAAGAGGTTGGGCGCGAAGTCTGGCAAGTAGCGGACAGTGACGATATCGCTTCTCCGATCTGGCAGTCATGGCAGGAAGGATCTAGACACGAATGGTGCTTCCCCTGCAGGCATTGTGATTGCTACTTCGCTCCGCATCTGGATCTGTTGCATTGGAACAACGAACTACCCAACGAGGAAGTCGGAAAGACGGCCAGACTTGTTTGCCCATCGTGCGGATCTGAGCACCGTAACAGCGATAAAGAATACATGAACTCTCGCGGAGTCTTCGCAGCTCCAGACGAAAAGATCAAAAAGAATAAGAAGAAAGCCAAGCAAGCAAAAATTAATGGGATACCAGTCATGTTCGGCAGCTATGTCGATCGAGGGCTGGAGCATTTGTCGTTCTGGGTTTCTGGGTTGTGCTCGCCTTGGTCAGGCTGGGGCAAACGAGCCGTCTCTCTGAAAAAAGCAAAAGAGAGCAAGGAGCCCAGCAGAGAGCAGGGCGTTGTGAACACGCAGTTTGGCCAAGTCTTCAAGCCAAAGGGTCAAGCCCCAGAGTGGGAATTCCTGAAAAATCTGCAGGCCGGCTACGACCGACTGACAGTTCCCGAAGGCGTGAAGGTGATCACGGCCGGCGTAGACGTTCACGCTAGGCGTTTGAATTATGTGATACGAGGCTGGGGAGTTGGATACGAATCCTGGCTTCTAGACTACAGTGAACTGTTCGGCGAGTGTAAGTATTTAGATGACATCTCATGGCAACAGCTGCGAGAGATCCTGCAAACCCCGCTGGGAAAGAAGGACATACCAATTGCAATGATGCTCATCGATGCAGGCTACAAGCCCAACGATGATCCGGCGCCGGCGAATGTGATCTATCAGTTTTGCCATGCAAACGCACGGGCGCTACCGGCCAAAGGTTACGACAGGAGAACGCGGACACACAGCGCGACGAATATCGATATTAGTTACAAGGGCAAGCCAGTCAAAGAAGGCTTGCAAATGTGGCACCTCGATACTGACTTCTTCAAAAGCTTTATCTACGGGCGTTATGAGTGGGAAGAAGATGCCGCCGGCGGCTGGCACCTTCCTGCAGAAGTTAGTGACGAGTACTTGCGCCAGGCAAGTGCTGAATCTCGAATCGTTCTTTCGAACGGGACTCCGAAGTGGGAAAAGATCAGACAGGCAAACCACTTTCTCGATTGCGAAATGATGGCGACGTCTGCAGCGCATATTTTGCGATTGCATATGTTGACTGACGACGGCGGGGAAGAGGAACCAGAAACCAGGCGAAGATCTCGCAAAGTTTACAAGGGGAAGTAGTAATGGCGACAGAAGCAGAGCAATTAGCCAGCGTGCAGGCTGCGATCGCCGCCACCGAGAAGGGCCAGAAGTGGAAGCACGGCGACGATGAAAACGAGATGCCAAATCTAGACACTTTGTACGACCGCGAAGAGAATCTGAAGAACAGTATTGCCAGAAGTGGCGCCGGCATAAACGTAAGAAGGGTGCGATTGAGTCATGGATAGTCCAAAGAAAAACATTCTCGATCATGCTATCTCGTTTTTTAGTCCGGAGGCCGGAGCTAGGCGCCAAGCGTTTAAAGCGATTGGCGAATCCAAGGGTTTTCAAAAGGCAATTTCTAACTTCGGAAAGTCTTCGCCATTCTATAGGGGGAGCAGAGACGGGCACACGCTGGGAGAATGGAGAACCAACGCAGGCACCGCGAATGAGCACATCTCGGAATCGCTAGAGGACCTAAGAAACGACTCGAACGACCTTGTTGCGAACAACGCCTTGGCAACCGGTGCGATCACTACTTATTGCACTAACGTCGTTGGTACCGGCTTGGTCCTGTCTCCGGCAATCGACTACGAATATCTGAAACTTGATGAAGCCCAAGCGGCGGAATGGCAAGAGAATGTTGAGCGAGAGTGGAATTTATTCTGCAAGACATGCGATCTAACCCGGACGAAATCATTTACCGAAGTCACTAACTTGGTGCTTAGAAGCATGTTGACGAATGGGGATATCTTCGTCAATTTGCCGATGCTGCGGCGCACTGGAATAGCTTACGAGACGACTCTGAATCTAATAGAAGGCCATCGAGTCTCTACCAAAAACCAAATGCTCGAATCGGATCGTCTGATAATGGGCGTGGAACTCGACGAACTTGGTTGTCCAACCGGTTACCAATATTCAACTTCAGGTGGTCTAGGAAAACCGAAGACTTGGAGGCGCTTGAATGCATTTGATGACGAGGGCAATCCTTTAGTCCTGCATATATTTAGAAAGATTCGGGTAGATCAAAACCGCGGGATTCCATTGCTCGCACCGATTATTGAGACGATCAAGAAAATAGACACTTACGCACAGGCTGAGATCGATGCCGCGGTACTTAATTCCTTCTTCACGGTTTTTATAAAGAAGCGAGCTCCTAGTCCTGACGGTCCGCTGAATATTCTTCCAGGCCTGACAGGTGCAGGCACGACAACAAATAGCACTGATGAACCCGCCATGGGCACCGCCAACATAATTGAGCTTCTGAAGGATGAAGAAGAAGTCCAGTTCGCGGACCCGAACCGGCCAAACGCAAATTTTGAAAACTTCTTTAAGGCCTTTGTTTCTCAGGTTGCGATCGCAATCGACATTCCTTATGAAGTGCTTCTTAAACAATTTCAATCCAGTTACTCCGCATCGAAGGGCGCCATCATTGAGGCCACAAAGTCATTCGATGCAGTCGAGCAATTCTTGATCGACTCTTTTTGCCAGCCAGTTTATGAGGGGTTTCTCTCTGAGGCTGTGGCCAAAGGAAGAATTTCTGCGCCTGGCTTCATGACTGACCCGCTAATCAAACAAGCTTATTGCGAATCCGAATGGATTGGTCCAGGGCAGAACGAACTAGATCCAGTTAAGGGCGCGAAGGCGGCCGCGCAGCGTATGAAGAACGGCACCTCGAATGAAATTATTGAAACAGCGAGACAAGGCAGGCGCTATGCCAGCGTGCAGCGCGGCAAAAAGCGAGCGAAACAGATACGTGAAGACCTCGGCACCGAGGAGCAACCAGCAACCACCGAGCCGGCGCCAGCCAAAGGGGAATAAGTTATGCGAGCAATGAATATACAAATGATGGTCAATGGCCGGACCGGCACTATTGATATCTACGGGACTATTGGCCGGGACTTTTGGAGCGACGGCGTAGATCCGGAACAATTCAAGAAGGATCTCGCAGACCTGGGCGATATCGATATCCTCGAAGTGCGAATCCATTCTTATGGCGGTTTCGTCTCTGAAGGTATGGCCATCATTACAGCACTTAAGCGCCACAAGGCGGAGAAACATATCTTTGTCGATGGCATCGCGGCGTCAATGGCCAGCGTGATTCTTGCGTGCGGCGACAAACGCTACATTGCCAGCAACGCGAAAATCATGATTCACGATCCCTTCACTTTCTGCGTGGGCAATGCAGCTGCCATGACAAGCTGTGCGGCCGACCTAGACCAAGCGAAAGACCAGCTGTTAGATATCTACGCTGAAAAATCGAAGATTACCCGCGACGAAATATCGCAGCTGATGTCAGATACCACGACAATGCTTCCCCCCGAAGCATTGGAGAAGGGCTTCGTTGATGAGATCGGCATCGAGATCACGCAAGACGAAGAGTCGGCAGCAAACCACGAGAATTACTTCAATTTTGGAATAGCGGCTCACGCCGATATTGCGAAGATCGCGCCTTTTTTAAATTTGGAGGCGCTTAACTCTAACCCGGGACAACCGGACAAAGACGAGGAAATACCTATGAAGGATAACAAAAACCCTCCGGCTGCTAGCGGAGAAGACGAAACGATTAATGTGGCCGAGGCTGCTGCGAACCAGGAGCAGGCCGTCACCGCCGCGACTGAAGAATCAGCCAAAGCGGAGCGCGATCGCGTTTCAGGGATTCTAGATCTGAGCCAGCCAGGCGTTGAAGATCTGTGCAAAGAATTGGCGTTCGACGGGGAAACGTCGATCGAAGCTGCCGGCCTGCAGGTTGCCAACAAGCTCAAAGAGCTAGGCACTTCTAATCTCGACAACAAGCGCAACAATGCCAATGCTCCAGTTGGCCCAGAAGCAGGCTCAGGCGAAGATCCAGGTGGTGAGGCAGGCGACTTCGAGGCGATGTGGAAAGCCAACGAAGGCAACTGCCAGGACGATTTCTTGAGTATTGATGACTTTAAGGCGTTCGCCCAGGCGAATGCGGAGGGGCGAGTCAAGATCCTCTAGCAGCACCGCAATTCAGTTTCCGATCTCAATCTTAAATTAAATTCAAATACCTCTTGGGGGTAACTTATGCCAACTCTATCTAGAAACAAGTCCCGCGGCGTGCAAACTGGCGGATTCATTTCACATATCGCAATGATCGCAGCTGATATCCTTTATGGTGGCGCCGCAGTCGGTCTCGTCGAAGCAAGCGGGCATGGCCGGCCATTGGTCGGTGGTGATTTATTCGCCGGCTTTACGATCGATATCGAAGACAACTCTTTAGGCCTGGCCGCGGCATTGAATGCTGAAGTCTACAAGTTGGGCATTATCGAGCTGCCTGTCTCCGGTGCGGTCATTACAGACCTTGGTCAGCCAGTTTATGCCACTGACGACGACACATTCACTTTCAATCCCGTGGGCGCGAGCTATATCGGCAACGTGATCCGATTCGTTTCTGCAGGTGTTGTGGAGGTTGAATTCAACGCAGGCGTTCTGCAGGATCCGTATGGTGATGGCGTGAAAGAAACCATCTCTATCAACAAAACACTGGACGTGGAAGATACAGGCAAGACCTTCTTTGTCGATACCGATGCGACCACAACTACCTTGCCGGCCACTGTGACAGCAATCAGCTGCCGCTTAGTGAACATTGGCGCTTTTGGCACTGTTGCGGTGAATGCTTCACCGGTCGTAGCCGACAAGATCATGGGCCCAGATATTGCGGGCGCTAATGATAAGGATCTGATCAATACGAAAGCCACAGCCCAGCGAGGCGATTTTGTGGATATTCGTGGCGGTCATGCAGATGGCTTCGTTGTCGACGCTATGCGCGGTACTTGGGCAGAAGAAGCTTAATAGTACTCATAGTACTTAACTCAATCTCAATTCATTAATTTAATCTTAGAAGGTAAATATTATGGGTGCTAAAGCATTAAGTTCTCGCGCAATTATGGGAATGTATTTCCGTATGCTCGAGCAAGATACAGGTACAGCCTGGGTCAACAGAATCTCCAACCTTTTCGACTCCGACCAAGCGTCGGAAACCTACAAGTTCCTAGGTCAATCTCCGGTTTTTAGAGAATGGCTTGGCGGCAGGAAAGGAAAGGGACTTAACGATGCCGGTTTCACGATCGACAACTTGAAGTTTGAATCTACACTGAACGTCGGTGTCGAAGAACTTCGCCGGGACAAAACTGGCCAGTTGGTAGTCAGAATCATGGATCACGCACAACGCGCAAACGCGCATTGGGCGACTTTGCTTTCTGCACTGATTCTCGCTGGTGAGTCCACGCTCAGTTATGACGAGCAGTACTTTTTCGATACCGATCACAGTTTCGGGGACAGTGGCGTGCAGTCGAATAGCATCACCGTCGATATTTCTGGTTTGCCAACTAAAGTGCAGGGAACGCCTACGGCCCCTTCTCCTGAAGAGGCGAACCAAGCAATTCTAGAAGGGATAACTCAAATCGCTTCTTTTGTTGACGATCAGGGCGAACCAATGAACGAGAATGCGAACAGCTTTCTCGTCATGGTCCCGTTCAGTCTCAAAAAAGCTGCCAGTAGCGGTATTACTGTACCTCGTGGCACTGATATTGCTGAGCTGGTTTCCCCTGAAACCCAGATCGAAGTGGTGGCGAATGCTAGGCTTGCCCCATGGACTGACAAGATGGCCGTCTTTAGAACTGATAGTGCGATCAAACCATTAATTCGCCAACAGGAAACAGATGTGAAGGTTTCGGCGAAAGGCACCGGCTCGGAATACGAGTTCGACAACGACGCACACCAGTACGGCATGGATGCAAATCGCAATGTCGGCCCTGGCATGTGGGAACATGCATGCTTAGTGCAAATGGTCTAGCGATGAGCTAGCAGTAGTGAGAAAGGGGATCTTCGGATCCCCTTTCTATTGCATTCCCAAAAACTCAAACTCGTTCTCCGGAACAATGAGCAGGTGAAAACATGAAGAAACAATTATTGATCAGCGTCATAAAGCTTGGCGCCGGCGTAGTTCTGGGCCTAGATCCCAAGCAGGCGAGAATCCGTTCGCACTTGCTCGAGGAGATAGCGCCAGGTTCGGAATTACCCGAAACCAGAAAAGCCTACCGCACCACCAAGCCGACGAACTTTAAGGCGCATGAGGTTATCTATGTAGTAGACGCTCTCCCAAAGAGGGTGGCGCAGTCGGTGTACGACGAAGAGTCTGGCACAGAAAAAAGCGCTAAAAAGAAAGCCGTCAAAAAGGTCAAAAAGGGCAAGAAGAAGTCCAAACAAGGTAAGGGAAAACCCAGCAAGGAAGCCGCCAAGGCTCCTGTAGAGGCCGCTCCTAAAAAAGCCGTTGTGAAAAAACGGGCTGCTCCTAAGAAACGGGCTGCTCCTAAGAAAGCTGCTGACGACAAGAAGTAAACGATGGCATTTCATAACAATGCCAACCTAGACGCCGCATTCAATACCGTTTTTGGTGCGGCGGATCTAGGCACGGTCACACCGCCTGAAGGGGAGGCCTATAACGCCGCTTGTATCGTAAAACGCGACGTCGAGATCAACAACGAAGACAGCGGAATAGTGCTGCGCACCACAACTCTAGAATTCAGAAAGGTAGATCTCGCGAGTTCTTCTGCAGGCCTACTCAGAGCCACTACAGTCTTGGTGCTAGGGAAAACTCACTACATCGAATCCCTTATCGAAGAAACCACCTACACAGTGACCTATTACTGCACCAAATGACCAATAAAATCGATTTCCCATTCCTAGCCGAAGCCAAGCGACTATTCGATCCTAAGATAGTCAAGAACGCCCAGCGGAATGCAGTCACTCGAGTAAAGAACAAACTGCGCACGCTGATATCGAAGCTGGCCAGGAAACGCTACAACATCGCGGCGGCTAAGATCTCTCAAGCATTGAAAATGAAGATCACTGATCGTGAAGGAATCCGATCGGCGCAGCTGGAATATACCGGGGTCCGATTCAGTCTCATCAACTTTGGAGCCAGGTTCCGGAAGGTTATCACTACCGGCCGGCGCGGGAAGTTTAAAGGGAAACGCATTCGACGATCGGGCGCGAGCGCAAAAGTCACCAAAGGCAGTTCGCCGTACTTGACGCCAGGCGGGTTCATCGCCGCGGGCCAGGGCGGGAATGTGCAGATCTTCCAGCGAATTGAAAAGAGCAACTCGCGAAGCAAATTGAGAAAACTGACCGGCCCGGCTGTTGCGCAGATGGTCTCGAATAAGGTTGTCCTTGATGGCGTCGACGGGTTCCTCGACACGGAATTCCCGAAGCAATTTGAAAGCAGGCTAAACCAACTACTCGAGAAAGCTGCCAAATGATAAGTGAGCTGTACACCTACTTAGACGCAAACAAGCCAACGGGCGTCACCACGATCGGCAAGGGCTGGGAAGTCGAGCCAATCGAGGACATGCGAGAGCTTCTGCCCGCTATCTATATTTCACCGGGCGACGATGTAGCCGAAGATTCTGGCCACGATTTCGTTCAGGGAAACTACATCACTCAGAGTCTGCAGGTAGATATCATTGTCCTGCTCGAAGACTTCGAAACTTTTCGCGATGCAGTGCGATCGACGTTGATTGGCTGGTCTGAAAGCACTCTGCACGACGATTTATCACTCGACGGCGGCCGAACTATGTCGCAGAAGGGCAACGTAATCTGGTGGTCTGAGACCTACCAAAACCGCTATCAAAAAGTTAACACCTAACTCCTAACGAGGATCCAGCTATGCCGAAGCCAAACAAAGCCGCAGACAAGGCGGCAAACCCCACGAACACAGAAGAAGTAGATCTGAAGCCTAAGTTCGAAACACCGAACGAAGGCGGTAGCTACTTGATTTCACCTGAAGATGCGCAGAAGCCAGGTGCGAAGCCTACTTTCGTTGCGGGTACCGACAGAGAGCCTACAAGCGACGAGAAGAGCACCGCTGAAAAAATTCTCAAGCCCAAATCTAAGAGTACAAACACAGCCGGCTAATCGCCGGCATCGGATCCGAATCTGAAGTTCAAAGGAATCAATTCCTTCGGGCTTTTTTGTGGTTATTAGAAATTATTGGAGACACTCAAATGTCATTTAAAGAAAAGAATCGAATCATTCTGGCCAAGTTAGAAGGCACCTATGGTACAGATCCAACACCAGTCGAAGGCAGCAATGCCATTCTTACAAAAGGTCTTACGCGCAGAGCCTATGGCGGTGACCAAATCAGCCGCGATTTAGATCTACCGAGGTTTGGCAACGATCACCAGGTCGTAGTTGGCGCACAGGTAGAGGTATCGTTCGGCGTTGAGCTCGCAGGATCCGGAGCAGCCGGCGTAGCACCTCAATTTGGAGAACTTCTTCGCGCTTGCGGTCTCGGAGAAACAATTGTCGCCGCAACTTCTGTAACTTATGCGCATGTATCCGCCGGATTCGAATCGGTCACTTTCTACTACAACTATGACGGAGAAATGCAGGTTGTCACCGGAGCCCGCGGCAACGTGTCTCTCGATCTTAGTCGTGGTCAGTTCCCAATGCTGCAATTCCGATTCGTGGGCGCTTATGCTAGACCGACCGCCGTCTCTATGTACGATCCG